TACGCCCTCGTCCTCAAAAGCCAGAAGAATTTAAAGATAAGAATGTAGTTTATGTTTTTGATAGTTCAGATTCATTTAATTTGACTTATGATGAACTGGTTGAGATCGTGAGCAAGGCGAGAAAGGCTGGGCCTAGAGCAGTACCAGTATTAGGCACTATTGGAGAATAAATAAATGGATCATAATTTATTTCATAAAAAATTACTAGAATTCGTACGCCACAAAGGCGGCAATGTATCATTTGTTGAGTTTCAAAACGAATTTCCAGAAATCAAAGGAAATGAGGATTTTGGGCAGCCAAGCTTTAATCTTTTATTTTGGCCGAACGTAACAATAGAATTTATTGAGACTATCAACTTTCTAATTGAAGAGGGTAAGTTGAAGTTTTCTCCTTGTGAGGCATTAGTGTATACCATTGATGGCGTTTATTTTAACTTCCCTGTGGCCAAGGACTTTAAGCGCTATGAAAGTTTGCGCTGGTATCCTATGGTATTCAATCTAGTCTAAAACAAAGCCCTTACTTGAGGGCTTTTACAATAGAGCCATGCCGCGCCTTACAGTCATTATATTTAGCCACTATATCAATAGACCAGACCAGAGCAACTTTACCCTGTCCTGATTCCAGTTTTTGTAAATCAGGACAAGGCTCAAGGAGGTTGGCTGGTATCACCGGTGATAAGTGAGTTGATGGCTGACACGCCATCATCATCAAAGCAATGGTTGAGATACACAGGACGATCAATGATCTTTTGCACTTCACGTGTAACCGTTTCGACCTGCACGCGCTGTTCTGATCTTGTTGCTTCATAATCCGCACTCACCTGGTTAATTTGATTTTGTTTTTCGGTTAGAGCTTTGAGATGCTTTTGCTCAATTGCTTGGATTTTTGCTGTGCATTGCTCGCTGGATTTACGCAGCTTTCCGCTTAAGTTATTGGTATAGGCAATTTGCCCCACCCATAAAACAAAAAAGACCGCAATTGCGATCCAGTGTTTATATTTCCAGAGAAATAGTGGCATCAAATCACCACTCGATTAGCAATCCAGCCGAAGAAGAACTGTTCCTGGCTTGGATTTCGCTCAGTGATTTCAATATAGCGTTGGCCTTGCAAAATATTTAACACTTTAAGTAGGGTCTTTTCGCCCTCTTTGCCACGTTTGGCTAAGAAGGTTTTGAGTGCCCCCAGTGTTGCTGGACCATAGATGCCATCTACTGCTAAATCAGGCCAACCACCCTTGCCTTGGTTGTTCAATAAATTTAAGGCACGTTGCAAGGTGGGCTTGGCAAAACCAACACCACAGTTCACGCCAGTATCAAGCAATTCTTCTGCAATCACCGGACTAAGTGTATTCACCTGATTAAAACGCGGCATTATCCAATATTGTTTGCGGTAAATATCTCGTGCAAGTGATTCAGGCAAGTCCTTCATGTGGCCCTTAAAGCCATTTTGGCGTGCTACAGCTTCGGTAACACCGTATTTTGTTGCACCGCCTCGATCCGCAGGAATATCTACATATCCACCTTCGCGTCGGATCAGCTCATTTAAAAATTGTTCAATATTCACTTTTTCCATTCCTCTTTAAATTCTCGGAAAATATCTAAAATAGTCTTCCCCTCACGCTGTTCAATTAAGTTGAATGTCCAGCGCACCATAGCCCAGCCGGGTAAACCGCAGGCGAAAAAAAAGCCCCCAAGGGCTATCATTCCCCAAATATCAGTGACCCATTGATGAAGAGACCATTTCACGATAATGAATGCTCCGCCAGCTAGACTTGAGACAATCGTGCAGATGAGCCCTGTGACCCACTCTTGTGGAGATCTGGGCAGCCGCATCATTAGAACAACTGTTGCTACGAGTAAAATTGACAATGCTGTAACAACCAGCATTCCGTAGAATTTTATAAATGCGGCAATACCGCTAGAGACTGGCTCCACATACTTCCCCTATTTTTTGGCAATAAAAAAAAGCACCAAGGTGCTGTTAGTGGTCTATAGATTATGCTTCAGCTGTTGCTTGTGTGATCCGTGCTGAGTAATTCCATGATGTCGGTTTCCACACATCTCGTGCTGCAACACGCACATAATATGTGGTCGTCGATTGCAGGCCAGTAATCGTGCAAGCATTTTCGGTACCGGTCCAACGTGCTTCTGTTGAATCAGGATCAAAATTAGCACTGGTACTGATCCACACTTGGTAATCTTTCAGATCCGGTACTTCACTTGGAATCCAAGTCACTGTGATCGAATCTGCAGTGGCAGAGGTGTACACATTCAACAATTGTGGTGGCACCGGATTACTGATATTCAGCTCAGCATAAGTGCTGACAATCGAGCCGTTCTTACTTGCAACACGAACTGTATAAGCACGCTGAACACCGTCAATCTTGGCTTCATCCATACTGTAACTATAATCAGTATTTGTCGTTTCAACTTCACGTAGCAATACACCACCTGACATGATTTGAACGATATACCCTGTGGCACCAGCTGCACTTTGCCATTGAACCTTAAAGCTTGTACCTTCAAAGGCTGACTGAAGGGATAGACCTTTTACGCCAGATGGACGACTGCCAGTAATGGTGTGACTATAAGCCGCTACCTCATCCAAAGTCTGTTCTTTTTGCTGTAATCCATTGAAGCTGGTGAACTTCAAATAAATCTGCTTTCCAACCATATTTTCATTGTAATCATGGCTAAAAATGGCACGATCAATACGAACAAATGATTCGCCTGCATTATGTGGCCCTGCATCATCGAAACGTCCACGGATCACATCGCTCAATGTATACAGCCCAGATCCATTCAATGTAGCCTCAATATAGTTAATATATTCGTCACCGACTCTACATAAAGTTGCGTCAACTTCAGCATCTTCAACCGTACCACTGAACATCTGGCTGGATGTATTCAACTGAATCTGCATCTCGGTATCATCTGCATCAATCGCTGAAACCAGGGCACCATATCGGGCAGAACCATAGATCGTACCAACCATTTCATAAGTTGTATTATCCAGGCTGACCCAGACATTACAGCCGCCCCAATTAATTCCACCTGATACAGCTACCCAGATCTGATTCTTACCCCCTGTCAAATCTAATGGTGGCTCAAAAATATTCGGTGCATTCACGTTTCCTGGTTCTTCATTTCCACCTTGGTACCCATTAGATGATTGAAGATCATATTCAACTGCAGAACGAGATCCAACAGCCAGCTCTTCGGCCGTGATAGACAACATTCCGTCTTCATCTTCCTCGACACGCGTGATCCGCACCGGGAAACGATTCAAGCCTAAAGATTCATCTGTGATCGTCACAATGTCCATCGGCTCTAAACGACAGTACTTCCAGCCTAATTCGAACTCATATTCATTACGGACATAAAGTTTTCGCTGCAATAGCAACTGCACTGCATGGCGGGCAATTTTAGGCTCACAGAAAAAATCATGCTTGACCGGATCTTGCGTACGTAGGCCAAACATTTCAATATTTGCCTGGTCTTTAGCTTCAACGGTTTCAGTGTTGTATTGATTGAAGCGGTTTACATATTCAATCTGGCAATGATTATAGGCATCAGTATCACGACTTCGGCGTACCCGAACTGGCTGATCTTCACCTAGAAAATCGTCATCAGTAAGGTGATAAACCGGCTCTAGATCAGGTACGAACGTTACCCCATTTCCACTGACAACACTGTCACCATAAGACCGGATCTTCAAACCGTCTGGACTAGGTACCACAGCACAATTCACCGCTTCAACAATTTCATTGATGATTTCGAATGCTTCACGCTGTTCTGTCAAAGCAGGACTGATCAACAAATTGGTTGCTGTACAGTAGGTCCGAAATTCAGATAAATCTGCCATTTGCAGACTGGGTGATGCACCATATCGTGGATTGGTAATGAAGTCTTCAATTACATCTGCAGGATTGGCATCTTGAATCGTTTCTGAGAATGTAATATCGCTAATCACTTCAAAATTGTGATTCGATAAGCTGGCACTCCCCCCCAGATCGTAGTTGGCACATGCGACATAACCGAGAAATGGATAGTGCAATGCCTGGTCAGGATGCTTTGATGGGAGATAGCCCCAAACAGGATTATGATCACCATCAAATAATTCAAACCCTAGCTGATCAATGGGTTTAAGCTGAATACCACCTTCCGTTTTAGGAACAATCTGTTCTTTGTCACGCCAGATAATACCAATGTCTTTGATTTTGTTTTCACAAAGCCCAAGCATGAATGAAGCGCTGTAAGTATAAGTCGTGTTTTTAGTTTTTACACCACCACCCTTACCACCTTGCTTTTTCGTTGTGGTATGGGCTGTGGCCGTAAAATCACCATACCAGAACATATTGGCAGCAACACGGTTTTTACCGTAAACCAAAGGCTGGCAAAGACCATAGGCTGACTGCTGGATACGCATTGAATTGATACGTTTGTCAGATGTACTGACGGTACCACCACCAAAAACACCGCCCATTTTATAGCCCTCTTAAACGATAAAACCCGGCAATTCGCCGGGCTAAACTTCCTTTGGTTCCATCCTGAAGGATGACCCCCTGATGGATATATGAGTGGATGATCATTGGCCACTCGACGACAATTGCAGCATGACTGATGCATTTGCCAAAATGATAAAGAACTATGTCACCAGGCTGAGGATCTTTTACCTGATCACAAAAGTTCTGAATATGCTCAAGATATCGCTGACCCATCTGATGCATGTGCCAATCAGGCGGGTATGGTCCTGGATCATAATGGTCAATTAGCCCTACTGCTTCATAAACCTCACAAAGCAGAGTTGCACAATCCACGCCTACCCCTTTCACACGTCCCTGGTGATGATAGGGTGTGCCCAGCCAAGTCATGGCTTCTGTAACGGCTTCAAAGTTTTTCATGTTATTTCTTAAATACCATCAATTACGAAGCAGTTATCACTATAGATCTTGCAAAACCACCAATAATCGAAACAGGTACCAATTGAATCAAGGCTGATCCACCCGATTGTGAACTGTCAACTGTCACAAATAATTCAACAAAGTCTGTTCCTGTTGAAACAGTAAATTCAACCGCATTTAACACGCCCTGTTGACTCAAAATTGTTTTTTCTGCTGTTACAGATGCAGTCACATTACTATTTGCAGCACGTAGATACTGAACTCTTAATGTCCCGGCCAAAACTTGACGCGCTACAACTGAACTATCACGCACTGTCAAAAAAACATCAAATTTAGCTACGCCCCCTGCATTTATAGCGATATTTGACAATGTAAGAAATTTTGTAGCTAAAGCGAGAGGTATCACGGTTGATACCGATTCATTAGCAAATGATGGTGTTAATGTTTTACTCGCAACACCAATTCTTGCAATATCAGATTCAACAACTGACAGTCCAGATGCTTCTACTGCGATTTTAGCTTTCTGCACACCCCGTCTAAAAACGTGATAACCAGATGAGTTTCCACCGCCGATATGTTCATGAACACCATCATCATAGTATTTCGATTCTTGAATCGCATAATCATAAATACTGTCTGTGCCAACGATCTTATCTGGCGTTCCATCAGCTGCATGTAATTTATTAATATACATTTGCTGCTGCGTACTTCCGCCCATTTGTGCTTTACCAAGCTTACAATTACGTGCATTAAATCGCCCTGTTAAAGTTAAAACAGAATTATTAAAAACACTGATTCCATAGCTTGATTTTTCACAATGACCGCCACCTAGGGTCAAACTAGATCCATTTAGACGTATCGCGCAGAAGTTAGAAAGTGGAACTGTACGCTCTCGACTTTCTGAATAAGACTGCGAAAGAGTTGCACATTGAACTTCTGAAAGTTGAGTGCCTATACCAAAATACTCGCATTGTGCAATTCCAATATTTACAGCTTTTGCACGACGAATATTTAATCCCTTGGTCATACGTATAACTTTATAATTCCAAAGCTCTCCCGCATTCTTACTAGCAGTGAATTCTCCCTGTTTGAATAGATCGCTGGTCCAGTTAGGAGGAACGTGCCAGTTCGTCAAACCGTCCGAAGATCTCATCACACACCACCCGTAATACGGTGTTTGGTCGTTATTCCACAATATTTTATCTGTTGTGCTTGTAATGTTTGTGGTTACACTAACACTCGTTGCTTCAATACCGCCACTACCACTGTTTCCTGCCGTATCAGAGCCAATCAATAGAATATTATCAAGTGTCCATGCCGACTCTCCGCTAGATGCCGCTATTCCACCAATATTACCGCCAAGATCAATACCGCCCGTTCGGCAATGCAACCCAACCACATCTTTATAATACAATCCCCAAGGATGCTCCCATTGATCCCCAAATGCGATTCCCAGATCACAATTCGAAAAATAGAATCTTTCAACACGA